TCAAGATCCTACTGATATTACACATTGGCAAGGTAACGCACTTGTATCATCGGTAAGTTTTGAAGCAGGAGTCGAGGATAATCTAACTTGTTCGGCTACATTTACTGGTACTGGTAATATCTATCCTAATGGACTTGGTCCTGAGTTAATTGGTGATACAGGGTTTGATGACCCTAATTATTGGGGTGCTTCTGGTGGCTCTGTTGTAGAAAATGGATATGGGAAAATAATTGCACCTAGTGGGCTTAGTAATTCTTATATAAATAAGTCTCCAATCCTTGTTTCAGGAGATACATATTTACTTACTTATACAATACCATCAGCTAGTCCAGGAACAGGTAATATTACCGTGCAAACATCACAAAATTTGCCTTTGCTAAAAACACAAGGAACTCACAAACTTCAATTTACAGCAAGTAGTGATACTCTTACTATTAAAAGACTAGAAAATCCATCTGACATTTGGCTAAGTTCAATATCACTAAAAAAAGTTTTATAAATGGAAAAGGTTGAAATAGGAGGCCAAAAGAGGCCAATCAGATTTAGCTATCTAGCTCTAAAAGAGATTTGCAACGATTGTAAATTAAAGTTAAATGAAATAGATCAACTAGGTAGTGAAATAGATCATATAGGTATTATTGCCTATTATGGTTTAAAATACGGAGCTAAAAAGAATGGCGAAGAATTTAAGTACAAAGTTAGAGATATTGAGAATTGGCTAGATAACGAAGATTTCTCTAAAGTAAATGAGATATTCGAGGCTTTTAAAATAGACCAACCCCAAAAAAAGGGAAAGTAGTACAGAGTGAGGAGTTAGATGATGCTGATGATTTCACTTGGGATAAGCTAGAACAACAAGGATTAGGAATGCTAAGCATGACCACAGATGAGCTGTATGATTTGACACCTCGCTCTTTTAGCAATAAAATGATTGGCTACAGCCAAAGAGAAGAAATGATAATGCAGAATCATTGGGAGCAAACTAGAATGATAGTACACTCATGCTTATCACCTCATCTAAAGCGTAAGATGAAACCTACAGAATTGATGCCTTTTGATTGGGATGATAAAAATAAAGTAAAGAAAAAGGTAGCTAGTCAAGAGGAGATTCAGGAGGTATTAAAAAAATATAGGAATAAAGAGCCTAAAAGAATAAAATTATAGATGGGACTTAAAAAGGCAACCGTAAAACTAGGCGCTGATATAGGCGAGTTTACAAGTAAGATGCGCAAAGCATCATCTAGCTTTAAGAAAATGGGTAAAAATATCCAAAAAGCTGGTAAAACTATGAGCATGAGCCTTACAGCTCCTCTTACAGCCTTTGCAGCTGCATCTGTTAAAGCATTTGATACACAAGCACAAGCAGAGGCTAAATTATCTCGCTCTCTTAACGGAAATGTTAAAGCCTTTAGAAGATTAAAAAAGGAGGCACAAGCATTACAAAAAGTTACTTTATTTGGCGATGAGGAAACTATGGCAGCTCAGGCCATGCTTACAAGTATGGGACTAGAGGAGGAGGCTGTTCGCAGACTTACACCATTGATTCAGGACATGGCTACTACTAAGAATATGGATCTTAGGGCAGCAGCTGATTTAGTCTCTAAGTCTGTAGGTAGTAGCACAAACGCATTAACAAGATACGGAGTAGAAATTACAGGCGCAGTAGGTAGCTCTGAAAGATTAGAGTCAGCTGTAAAAGGTTTATCTAGGCAATTTGAGGGACAAGCTCAATCAGCAGCTTTAGCTGGTGCTGGAGGCCTAAAACAATTATCTAACAATTTTGGTGATTTAATGGAGAAGATAGGCGAGAAATTAATGCCTATTTTAAATGGATTAGTAAAAATGTTAGACAATATGATTACCTCATGGAATAATTTAGATGAGGGAATTAAAATTGCTGTTATTACTTTTGGAACTGTGTTGGCATCTATAGGGCCTTTAGTTTATTTATTCGGTACATTAGTCTCTGTTGTAGGCTTTTTTATGAGTCCATTAGGTGCTGTTGTTGCTGGTCTAGCTGCATTGGCAGCTGGTGCTATATATGTAGCTGATAACTTAGAAGCATTTAAAGAGGTTGGCTCTGTTGTATTTGCTAAGTTACAAAATGCAGTTATTAGCTTTTTACAGTTTTTTATAGAAAACAATCCTTTCTCTTTTATTATAGATGGCTATAATTTATTAATGGAAAAGCTAGGCCGAGAGGGCGTTACTAATCCATTTAAAGCTGTTTCAGGTTACTTAGAAGAATTAAAGGCAGATGTACCTGAGGTTACTAAAGAATTTGGCTCGTTTGGTGATGCTGTAAGCAATGCAGCAACAAAGGCAAAAGATGCTCTATTTAGTTTAGGGGGTAAAATGGGAATTGGTGGAGGTTTAAGCGCAGCTCAATCAGGAGAAAGTTCAACTGTTTCAGGATCAGTTAGGTTATTTGGTATGGACGTTGATGAGATTGAGGAGGAAGCAGAGGTTATAGATACAACTTACGGAGATGCCTTACGAGCTACAAAAGAGAAAATTGACGCTCTGAAAGAATCAGCTAAAGGTTTTGGCCTAGAAATGGTTAATGGTTTTGCTAACAGCTTTTCAACTGCTGTTGTAAGTGGTGAAAACTTTTTAGTGAGTATGAAAAATATATTTAAAGATTTAGCAAAACAAATAGGTGCAATGCTTATAAAAGCTGCCTTATTAGCAGCTGTATTTTCATTGATTCCAGGCTTAGGCGCAGCTCAGGCTGCTGGAGGTGGGGCAACTAGCTTTAGTGGCTTACTTACGGGAATGATGGGAGGAATACCTGGCCGAGCAAATGGTGGTTTTGTTGCAGCTAATAAACCATATATCGTTGGGGAAGCTGGCCCTGAGTTATTTATGAGTAGTTCATCAGGAGGTATAGTCCCTAACCATGATTTAGGAGGTGGCTCAGTAATACCTGATGTGAGAATATCAGGAGATGATTTACTTATAGTATTTGATAAAGCTAACAGAAGAAAAGCACGAAGATAATGGCATTTGGCAAGTATAGACACAGCACATTTTACGGAGAGAAAGGGAGTACTTGGAATGTTGAGATCTGGAAAGATAATTTTAGTGGTAGCAGCTCAGAGATAGATTTAGCTGGTGAGGGTTTTACTATAACATGGAATGGGCAAGGCGGAACAAGGGACAGAGTATTCTTAGGCTCAGAGTGTAAACTTAACTGCATTGTTAAAAATAGCACAGATGAGTCTTTTTTATATGATACACTAAGTTCGGGATATAAAGAATATTTTATAAGAATTTACAGAGGCGCTGTAAGTGATAGTAATTTATGGTGGTATGGATGGATTCAGCCAGCATTTGATCAGGTTGAAAATGCGCCTTTTCCTTATGTATTTGCTTTAACTGCAACTGATAGTTATGGTTTTTTTAATAAGCAAAATGATAAAACATTTACAGGAGAAACTGAAAAAACTGCTCCACATAAATTAAAAGATATATTTAAAGATACTTTGCTTACTGAGATGAATATATTTGATTCATCAGCAAACGAATCTCCAGCACCACAAAACTTTTATGTATTAAGAACTTCATTAGATTGGAGACAAACAACAGATAGTTATACAAGCGATCCAGCAGATTTATATTACATAGCTAAAGGTAATGTGATAGAGGAAACTGAACAAGATCAAGAAACAGGCGCAACATTATTAGATAATAAGCCATTTGATTATAAGACTCAAGATGTATTTAATGGACTATTAAAGGCGTTTAATGCTGTTGGCTTTTTAGCAGAGGGAAAGTACAATATAATTCAACCAAACAGCCTAAAAGGTAATACAACAGGCGAATTAAGGACTTGGGAATATAGTAAAACAACTGATTCCTCTTTAATTGTTGAAAATACTTTACTTACTATTGATCAATCTAATCATGTAATTTTAGCTGGATCAAGTTTAAATTATGAGCCTAGTTTTGAAAGTGTAAAAGTAAATTATAAAAAAGGTATATCTGTGTTTAATGTTGGATTTGAGCAAGATTTATCTAGTTTAGTTTATGCTGGTACTATAGTGCAAAATACAGATGCGCAGCTTTATTTATCTTTTTATGCATTACACGAAGAAACAATTAATACCTCAGATATTGGAGTAGTAGATATTGAAGATTGGACTTTTAGAACAGAGGCAGTATTAACTATTAAAGCAACATCAGGATCTAGTACAAGATACCTAGTACAAGATTCATCAGGCTCATTAGTTTGGCAAAGTGCATCAGGTACTATAACAATACAACGAGGATATAATATAGACGAAGATAATCCTATAAATCAACTAGGGGGTTTTTCTTCAGGTACTCCTTATAACTTATATGGTACAGAGTTCGGGCCATGTTCTGAGAGTTTAACAAATAGTGGCGCACAGCAAAACTTTGTTACACAAATTAGATTTGAGTCTTATATACCTTTTCCTGACATTACTCCTGTAGATGTGGAAATACAATTAGCTACAGATAATAAATATTATAGATGGAACTCAGGCAGTAATTCAATTACTGAGTTACCTATGGCACAGCCATCACCTACAAGCACATCCACAACTTGCGAGTATATACAACTACTATCAATACTTACACAAGGAACAAACACAACAGGCTTATCTTATACAGCATCTTTTACAGGTAACAACTCTGTTGAATCATTTGATTTGGGTGATGTTTCACTTGGTCAATCAGCTACTGATAACAGAATGTATACAATCCAATATTTAGATGGTACTACATATAAATCTATAGCAAATTTTCAAAGAGGCAACCCTACACCTGATGACCCTACAAATGTTACCTTTTTATTAGCTAAGGAGTTTTTTGATTTACAAACTCAGCCATTAGAGATATTACAGGCTGATATACAAAGCGCTGATATATCACCATTAAAGCTAGTAAAGTATTCTATTGAGGGTGATACTAATTATAAATACTATACTTTTTTAGGAGGTACATTTAAAGCTCAATCAGAAATATTAAGTGGCGAAT